CACGCCTGAATATCGGCCATATAACTCAACAACTGTGGTTCCGAGTGTTTCTCGATCAAGCATCACATTGACCCGAAGAGGCGTCGTTGTTTCTCTTGTCTGTGCATTTTGTGTACTTCTATTTGTATTAGTATTACCGGACGGCTGTGCGTTATTTGCTGCTTGAGTGTTTGCCATGCGAGCTATAGCGTTGGCTCCGGTCACCTCTCCCCACATAATAGCGCTCATAAGGACGCCATTAATTGCCATGGCCTTTAAAGGGTTGAGTCCGTTTACTGCTGCTGCTAAGCGTTCAGCAGATGTCGCCGTAGCTTCTGCGTTGGTGGGGGTGACAGAGTTCATTGTTTCTGTCATACCTTCTAAAGCAGATGTGTCTACTGTTGGAGGCTGATCTCCGCCAAAAATCATAGCCGCTATGCCGCCGACTGCGGCTAAGGCAGCAAAAATCGGCAAGAGTGTTTTTGATGCCAACCCTAACTTAAGCACAGCAAAGGCGAGTCCTATAACTCCAATTGTAAACATAGCCATCATACCTACTATTTCTGCATTTACTACTCTTTCGACTGCGGTAGCAAACACGTCAAACGCAAATGCACCAAGAAGCATCGCGGCACCAATCAAAAGCACCGCAACACCAATTGCCATAATTGGCCCCGAGCCAGCAGTTGCCATGGCGCCAGCAAAACCGAACATTGCACCTAATTTAGCCAAAACGAAAATTGCAGCGAGTCCGATAGCTGCGAGGCCGCCTAAATACATTAAAATCTGAGGCATTATTGCCACGGCATGACGCATTGATTCAATTAAAATTGCCATTCCCGTGGCGGCGAAGCCGATGCCAATGCCAGCCATCATAATAGCAGCTGCCCACGCTAGTATAAACGGAAGGCCTTTAGAAGTCGCTTTTGCAGCGTTAGATGTAGTGGTAAAGAAGGAAACCATTGAGGGAAGCAAGCGACCCACCAGTGCTGCAGCTAATCTTCCAATACCGGCAATAAGAGGCCCTAGAAGTCCCATAAATTTAAGCCCCATTACGACTATCAAAAATTCCCAATTAGGAATCACATAATCGCGAATCACCTCAACTGTAAACATAAGTGCGCCTGCTAGTTCTCTTAACGGGGGGACAATTTCTGCCGACAACACTTCGGCGCCGCCTAGGCTGTCAAGCCAAGTATTTAACTCGTCTATAAGCGGAGTCAAAATGGGTATAAATCTAGAAAAAATAGCTTGTAGTTTTTCTTGAAGCGTTGCCATTTCGGCCGCGCGATTTGCCATATCAATATAATCACCAGAAGTCATTTGAACTTCCTCTCCAAGGGCGCCCATATCGCCCGACATTGCCAACGCAAGATCAGAAACGCTCATGCCCATTTGCTCAGCGTAGAACTTGCGCTGATAATAGGACATGTTGTCGAAACTTAAGCCAGCATCTTCTAATGCGCCGCGGAGCATGTCGAAGCGCTCCACTGGATCAGTAGCCTGCATCATGTCCATGGCATTAACAAAGTTGCCGCCCAAAGCTGCATTAAGTTTACCTGCCATTGTTGCGGCGCCCTCAAACGTGTCAAATTTATCTGTAAGCGCTAATAGTTTGTTTATTTCTAATCCAGTAAGCTTAGAAACGCGCGCTAGTTCTTTAAAAGCTCTCTCCCCATCTTTACCAAGCTTCGCTAATGCAGGGCTCATTTGCGCGAAGTCAGACATCAACTCTGCCACAGGCACATTTAAATTACGAGCTAGAGACTCCATTTCGCGCATGCTCTCTAAAGCGCCTGTAGGTGATTCGTTTGCCACTTTGTTAAAAAATTGCAATGTGGCGGTGGCATCAGAGGCCGAAACGCCCATTTGCACCATCACCGCTGTAGAATCAATTACCGATTGCTGTACGGAGTTAGTGGCAAAAGTCAAATCTGTCATGCCGGCATAAAGCGCCTGGGCAGCGGCGCTGTTGCTTTCCATCGAAACACCAAATTGTCGATTATTCGCATAAGCTAATGTTGCGTTGCGAGCAAACTGACCAGTGCCATCTGTTGCCTTTCTTATAGATTTCTCAAACGCATCAACCTGGAAAATAAGACTGACTACCATATTCATAAAGCCGGCCACTATTCCAGTTGCGAGGCCGGCCATAAACGGACCAATACCCTTTTTGGCCGCATCTTTAAAAGACTTGCCAAGTTTAATTATATTGTCAACATTAAATACAGGGTGCTGTTGATATCCTGTAAGTGTAGTTCCCATTTTTGTCATCATGTCGACGCCGGTCTTAAATGACTGCTTGCGGACTGCTGCTATTTCTTTTTCAAGCCCAAGTTCTTTTTCTTTTTCTTCAAGCTGTTTTTGTTGTTCTGCTAGTATAGCCAATTGTTGGCCGTATTCCTCCGTAGTGAGCCTTCCTCGTTCTCGTTCTTGTGCCAGGAGTTTTTTGTCAAGGTCAATTTTTAATTGTGCTTGATAGGATCTGCGCTCTTCAGTTTGCGTTTGTTGTTCCGACAGCTCTAAAGCTCTTTCAGCCTGAGCGATTTCAACTTCTAATTGTTCTTTGCGTCTAGCGGCCGCAGTATCATCTGCGGTTGTTGGGGATCCAGCG